GGGGGGGGTAATCATTATGCTGTCAAAAAAATGGAGGCAAAACGGGCTGACCGAGCCGCTACCTAAGCCCACGTCCCCGCCGTGTACCGCAGTTGCCGTTACGACAGTCATTTTTAATGGAAAATTTGACATTTTGGCCATACTTAATCCCTTATTATTTTTACGTCACCTTCTTCACTGTTGTCGCAACTCACATCGTAAATTCTAGTTACTTTTCCCCCTGAACATTCAAACATACCTCTTCCACGAACCGTAAAATTCTGCTCCCGATCAATGGAGTCCTCCTCCTGTGACCCACCGCATCTATCATCCATACTGACCCGTGCGTTTTTGAAAGTAAAACTCATATCTTGAAAAACAACATAAACATCGTTTGCGCGAACCTCTATTTCGCTTCCCAAAAATGAGTCTATGCGGTCAGAAAGAATCTCCTCCAAAGAGCCATCCGTCATCAATAGTTCAGCGATTTGTTCTTGTGCGTCTTCAATTTTCATAAAAAAGTCTTTTTGTTAAGTGTTTATTAATAGTTTTGTTAATTCCATAATCTTAAAGAAGACTGCGTTTCATCAAAAAAGTTGAAACAACTTTTTAAGTATGCAGTTTAATTTCGTACAAACACATCTTTTTTATGCTATCGGCCATCACCATCATGGCTTCTTTACTAATATCGTATTCACTGAATGCTCGAATAAAAATATTTTCATACTCCTCTAATAGTTTGTTAATCATTGAGCGTACAACGTCTTTTTGACAATCCTTTAAACACTCACCAAGAGTCTCGCATAAAACAGTAAAGAAAGCAAAATACGTATTAACATCATACGATTTCTTCCAAGCGTCAGAAGAAATCAAAGTTAAGGGACGATAGCGCAATATCCAATACGCTTTTAATCCGGCTTGCCGTGATTGCGCGAGTTGACTACCGTGAAAAAATAAATAGTAATTCAACCGTTGATAGACACGGCAGCTTATGTCATCTACACGCTTTTGATTAATTCTAAAATTATTAGTCGCAATGCTATAAAATCCGGCAAAAAATCCAAGAGCCTTTTTAAATGCCACTTGCCCGGCATCTAAAAAACTAATCGGTGTCGGGTCACATCTTGCATCCGTGAAAGTGTCGTCCATGAAAATCAAGCCCCCGCCATAGCTTCGGTTAAAATCTTGGCGCCTTCCAGTATATATTCGTCAACATCAACAGGGACACCATCTCTAAGGGTTGCTTCGTTGATATATGACTGTTCTTTCTGCCTTTCTAAAAACGCAGAATATTCTTCAGGCGTTATTCCAGTGCCTAGCTCTTCAAACGTAACCCAAGTAGAATCAGACATTTACAACCTCCTATAAGCGGTTAATTTTGCAAAGTTAGGTATATATTTCTAAAAATAATATCTTTTTTCTAAAAGTAAATGATTTTTTTTAAAATTTCATCCCAAAATACATCAAAAACACATTTTTTGGAGCTTTTTGAGACCCTCCTCCACCGTCAAACCGTCCCTCTCCACACTATTCGCGCCGTCTCGCCCGTCTCCGCTACCATCTGTACCACCGTAGCCTGACCCCGTTCCAACCCCTTTTTGTGGCTTTTTACCCTATTTTAAGCCCCCTTCCCGAAAGATACCCTCTTGATTGATCCGACCTTCTGTTATATATTGTATATAGAGACCATTAGTCAATCCAAAGGAGGTTCTAAATGGGAGTCAAAACTACCTGCATCGAGACCCAAAAAGCCAAAAACCGTATGTCTAAGAAGCGAATTGAGGAGCGAACCACCGTGCCCATCATCTTAGGCTCGGCTCGGATAGATATGCCCACGGAGGTGGCCGCCGACCCTATAGCCAAAGAAAAATGGAAGGCTCTGTCTAAAATCTTCCACAAGACCGATTACGTGACCTCAGCCGACAGCGAGATCATCGCCCAACTCTGCCTCCTATACTCAGACGTGGCCGACCTCAGACGGCTTTTGGCTAACGACCCCGATGTTGACCGTTTGGTGGTACACAGTAAGATAGACTCCAAAGTACGTTTGATCGCCGTTTTGGGTGAAAAACTGTTCCTGAACCCGCTCGTCAGGAAGCGTGGTCTCCCTCCACCGCCCAAAGCCGCAGAGCAGGGCGAACTTCAAAAAGCGGGCTTCGATATATAGGCAAGGTTGACTTATGGGTATCCTGCAAGAGATGACTAAATACTCTCAAGATATTTTAGACGGCAAGATCGTGGCTTGTAAAAAGCATCGGTGGGCTTGTCTAAGGTTTCTTAACGATCTGAAGCGCACGGGTCAGGCTGATTGGGAATGGCGGTTTGATGAGGAACAGGCTGAGAGATACCTCCGTTGGATGCGGCTGTTCCGTCACCGCAGGGGCGAACTTGCAGGTCAAAGGAAAGAGCCTTGTGATTATGAAAAGTTTGTCTATGGCAATATATACGGGTGGTGGTCAAAGGATAAGACTATAAGACGTTTTCGGATCAGTTACGAACAATTAGCCCGAAAACAGGCGAAGTCTCAGGACAAGGCTATTCAGGCTTTATATGAAATCTCCGCATTCGGTGAACCTGCGGCAGAGGCATTTATAGCGGCTACTAAGAAGGCTCAATGCGCTTACGTGTATAGCGAAGCAGAATGGCTTTTCAATAACTCCTTCGACAAGGATATGGCTAAGAAGTTTTTATGCAAGCACGATGACGAAAAACAGCAGAAGACGATTAAGCATATTAAATCAGGATCGACCTTTTCACGGCTCTCAAAGGACGATAAAAAGACAGGAGACGGTTCTAACCCTCACTTCGTGGTTTTGGATGAGTACCATTTGCATGAGACCACAGAGTATTATGACGTGTTGCAGTCAGGTTTCGGAAGCCGTAAGAACCCTCTCCTAAGCATTATCACTACGGCAGGATTCGACCTCAACAACCCGTGCTACCGTGTTGAATACGACTTAGTCAGCCGAATCCTGAATCCCAATGACCCCACGACCGATGATCGGTACTTTGCTATAATTTGCGAGTTGGATAGAAATGAAAGCAATGAGGTTATAACCACCGCAGACGGACGGAAGATCGAGTCAGGCGGGATAATAGACGAGCTTGGCTCTGACGAAAGCATCCTGAAGACGAATCCCGTGACAGGCTATTCCAAGACCGTCAGGGACGATATTCTATATCGGACGGAACAGGTAAGGCTAAGTGAGGAAAAGTACCGAAGCCTCCTGACGAAGACTTACAATGTGTGGATTCAGAACCGCCCGTCAGGATACATGGATATGACTCGATGGGATGCTGTCAGAGTAGCCCCTGATGCTCTGCGGGGAATGATTATAAACAAGGCAAAGGGGCGGTGTTACGTGGGCTTTGACCTGTCCGCTAAGATTGACCTGACAGCCGTCTCTTTCGTCTTCCCGTGGATTGAGGAAGGATGCAAGACTACCTCTTATGCCGTAGTAACGAAAGCCTATCTGCCAAAGGCAATGTATGCCGAGAAGATACACGTAGATAGAGTTCCGTATGACCTTTGGGAACAGCACGGACACTTGGCTGTGACGGAAGGGGCTGTGATAGATTACAACTACGTGTTGAAAGACGTATCTGATACTATTATCCAAAACGGGTGGGACGTGATAGAATACTGTATTGACCCGTGGGGAGCGAGTTCTATTGCTACCGAACTCCAAAACGAGGGTAAGGTAGTTGTGGAAATACGGCAGGGATTAAAGACTCTCGGAGAGCCTACAAAAGGCTTTCGTGAAGCCGTGTATGCAGAGCGTCTATTTCACGATGGCAATCCTCTGCTGTCTTGGGCGATTGGCAACTGCGTAACACGTGGAGACCATAACGATAATATTATGCTCGACAAACAGAAAGCCCGTCAGAGGATCGATCCTGTGGCGGCTACAATAACCGCCTTTACCCGCGCCATGACCTTCTCGCCCAATACGGGTAAAAAGGAAACGGTTAATTGGGGAGTTACGTTTATCTAAGGAAAGCGATATGACTAAAAAAACGAATTTCAACAAGAGAGCCAAAACGTTTTTGGCTTCGCTTGGCTACGTGACCGAGATTGTGGAACACTATAATGCCTTTTCGGGACGTAAGAATGATTTTTGCGGCTTCGCCGATGCTATTTGCCTTAATCCAAATGTAGACAAGAATAAAATCTTATCCGTACAAATCACGTCTAAGTCTAACCTCTCGACCCGCTTCAACAAGATCACGAAGCCTACAATAAAGGATACTGAGACAAACGAAGAGATGCCGAATCCTGTCCCCGCTAAGGCTAAGACGTGGCTACAGTCAGGAGGCGGTCTGTGGATATTGGGATTTGAATCTAAAGATAAGACGTGTAAAATACGGGAAGTGTTTCTTAACGAAAACAATAATGAATTTTTATACAAAGACTACGAAATAGGAGGTAACGATGATTCCGTATCAAGGCAGTAAGAGGAAGATTGCGCAGGAGCTTTTAAGTTACATCCCATCGGCTGATCACTTTTATGATCTATTCGGTGGCGGTGGAGCGATTACAAAAGCGGCTGTCGAATCGGGGAGGTGGCAAACCTGCCATTACAATGAAATAAACACGGGAGTCTATGAACTTTTTAAATCCCTTTGTAATGGAACTTTTGATTTTGAGAAAGCTCGTTCAACATGGATCAGCCGAGAGCGGTTTTTTAGTGAAAAAGACCTGCCGACCGCTTGGGGCGGTTACGTGGCTACTTGTTGGAGCTTCGGGAACGGTCTCGACACGTATATGTACGGAAAGGACAAGGAACTCGCAAAACTGTTTATGTTCGCGCTTGTTACATACGATAATCCATATTTCCCGAATACTACGCAAAACGACAGGCGGCTCTTGTTACAACGGGCGATCAGGAGCCTCGTCAACCACGGTGTGCAGGTGGACAAATCACAGTATGCTCTTGAGAGTCTCTACGGCATCCAAAACCTCACGAGACTGCAAAGCCTCGAAAACCTAACGGGATCAGTTCCTGTACTATCCTCTGTTACAACTACAAACAGCGATTATAAGCAGGTAGAAATCGCGCCGAACTCTGTTGTATACTGTGATATACCTTACCACGGTGGTGGGGCAGACCCGAAGAGTTACAACATAACTTTTAATCACAATGAGTTTCTGAATTGGGCGGCGACAAGCGAAGTTCCGACTTACGTGTCAGAGTACGAAATAACCGATCCACGCTTCAAATGCCTGTGGGAGAAGGATGTCCGCAGTACCTTCTCAGCGCAGTCTAATACAACTTCACGTACAGAAAGACTTTATTGGAACGGTGTGTCTGCAGGGTGATTCTTTCGTTTCTTTCTAAGCTCTCCTAAATGGCAATCATTGCACAGGCTCTCTAAATAGCGGTGGTCATACGGGCTTTTACCCTCCCGCAATAGAACTTCTACGGGTGGATTGTGGTGAACCATTTGGGCGGCTACTATCCTCCCGTTGGCTTTGCATCTTCTGCAAAGCGGCTCAAACCGTCTATGCTTTTGGGATGTTTCTACCCACCGCTTAGAAGAATAAAAAGCCCTCTGCTCAGGTGTCTTTTTTCTGTCGAGAGTAGAGAAGTTATCCCTCACGATTTCCTTTGCTATATGCGTGTGGGCAGGACAGTAGCCCGTACCGTCTTGGGGGACGAGGTTATGACAGCCCTGCTTACGGCACGGGATTAAAGGACGGTTAGGCATAAGGATAAGGGGCTATTGTAGCGTATATTTGATGATACTCTTGGAGATACACCGATTCAAACGTATTTACAAATCCTATATGGGCGTAACAATTTACAACGTCATTGACATCAGGCAGCGCGTAAAGAAGCCATGACCCTCTGACACCGTCAGCATTGAATATTGAACCATTAGTCAGTTGCGCCCACGTAGGACTATTACTTGTGTACGGGCTATCTCGTAACACAATAAAACCACCGTCTGTAGGTCTTGTTGGAGTAACACCCGCAATAGTGACGAGAGTTCGCCATTCTGGACGCAGGGTAATTTGCGAGATTGCTACTATATATGGACGGTTAATAGGCATAAGTATATTTTCTGCTTTACCGCCAAACGAAAAGTGTCTCCTCATTATGTTACGAATATCAAGAGTGTTTTGTTCTATTCTATTGAGGTCACTTGCCATAATCCCGTCCCCTGCAACCCAATTAGTTTTAGGATTTTGCCAGTTCATATTATATCTCCTTATCTTTATCTTGTTTATGATTTAATGTTTCTATTGCCCGTTTAATAATATCTGGTATAGGAACGCCCATTCTACCTGCGTTTTCTATTATGCTCAGTAGTTCGTTAGCAATAAACGCAAAGACCACCGCAGACTTAATATAATCTGTACCAAGTAACACATCTAATTTATAGCCGATTATTACGAAAAATAAAGCCATACCCTTTTTACATAAACCTTTAAACATGGCCACGCTCCACAACCTGCCCGTGACAGACTTCGGGCTATTGCCGAACCACGCGGCTGTGACGAAGCCTGAGACGTAGTCTATCACCATAAAGACCAACAAGGCATCTAAGAACCGATCCCACGCGCCAAATAAATGGCAAAATAGACCGCCTATAAAACCTGATACCACCATTACAATCTCTTTCATTTTCTTTATCTCCTCTTATACTGTAAGTTTTGTTACCCAACTACCGCTCTCGTAACGTGCAAACAACAAATTTGAACCTGATGTATAAACTCGCCAAGTACCCGCTATCCCAAGACCTCCTGTTTCATCAACTTTATTTGGCATGAAAAATAATCCGTTGTATTGTTGTACTATAGATGGATCGGAAGTTCCCTTAAATGAAATTAAACGTCCCCCAACAGACGTTTGAGCCGCTGGGTCAGCACCATTTGGATTTTGAGCATACACAGCCCCATTAACGGTTATACCTGCTGGAGAGTTGGATGTTCCAACAGCAAGACCGCCACCAATCGTTGTATATCCACCGAGAGGATTTATGTTTATCCCCCCAGTTGTACCGTTACCATAAAATCCTTGTATCCATCCACCGCACGTAGAAACACCCGAACTTGCCGCGCCCATTCTCATTCCATCAATACTACCGCTATTTGTCCGTATACGTAAATAACTGTTAGCGTCTGATGGAGAGGAAACGGAACGTTCTATATTAAGTATGCCTGTCATAGTATCACCTGCTAAATCAACAGCCCTGCGCCACGCACCGTTACCTGATGTTACACGTCTACCATAAGTTAGACTGTCATTAGTTGGCTCTGCAATACCGCCACCACCACCGCTACTTAATGTTTGCCAAGTTGTAGGGAACGAAGTAGAAGACGAACCTCCGCCTACACGGTAATAAACCGTCCCGCCTGATGTAGCGGCAGGGGAGGCTATTTGTATAACTCCATTGTTCCCGCTTGCAATAACAAGAAGATTCCACGCATTACTACCTGTTATACTTGTTGACGGGCTATGATTAGAAGAAGAAGATGATCCGTAAACGGTATACACCCCAGACGTTGTTATATTATCAAAATTAGTAGAGGATGTTGCATAGGTGGTGATCCTATCTCCTATACCGCCCAAATTGGCCAACGCACCTGCCGCCGTACTATTACCCGTACCGCCGTTGGCAATAGGCAAAGTATTTTTAACATCTAAATCAAGATTCAATTTATCCCAACCATAACTAACCACCGCGCTTATAGCCGTTGAGCGAAGCACCAACGCGCTATTAGGTGGAGTTGGTATAGAACTGCCATTTGAAGCTACTACGGGATTCAATAATTGCCAGTTTGTACCATCAAATTGAAATATGTGTACCGTTGTAGCGGCAAGCATACCTGATGTAGGAGCTGACCCGTTGTATTTTATATCAGCCGCTCCCGTAGAATTTACGTTTAGGGTAGGGGCTGAGGCTGTGTTTGCATTGGTGAAAGAGATACCTACAATAGAACCCGTCCGCCTTACAAATCCCGTAATAGTAGATGTTTTGGCTGTTGTACTTGCTGAGTTAGAAGACGCTCCATAAACAGGTACAATAGAATTGAAGCCTTGCCATGATTTATCTCCACGCCAAAACTGATCCGTTGTCCCTGCCGATATAGAAGCCTCTGCACCAAGAGATGAGAGGGTAGGCGCAGCAGGTAGAGCGTGATAATGGTCACTTCTTGACCAAGTTGTAGCTGTCCCGTTCCGCGCTGATTGACCGAAAGCCGAAGCCTGACTACTAAGGTCAGCACCTGACGGGACGGTAGGAGAGGCAGGGAGAGCGTGATAATGGTCACTTCGTGCCCAAGTAGCGGCTGACCCGTTTTGGGCTGATTGTCCAAAGGCAGGTGTACCCTGACTTGAAAGATTAGCACCTGTCGGTACAGACGGTGAAGCGGGTAAAGCGTGAACGTGGTCACTTCGTGCGGCTGTCGAAGCCGTCCCATTTACGGCTGATTGACCAAACGCAGGTGTACCCTGACCGCTAAGATCGGCTACGGAAGACCCACCACCTGCCGTGGACGCTATTTCTACGACTCGGTCAGTTGAATTACCGCTAACCGTCAGGGTGACGTTAGAACCCGCATTGAACCGCAAACTCTTTGTAGCAGAATCGTTTGTATCAAACGACAGTTGATCAGCAGACGAACCTACCCTGAATTTAAGGCTCTGCCCCGAATGGGGAGCGGGGATTGTTGGCTTGTTTAATATCTGAGCCACCCCGCCTGTGGCTTCCCAATCCGAACTGACCTGAGCGGGCGGTATTGCGGGAATAGCGTGCCTGTGATCGCTTCTCGCCCACGTTTGAGCCGATCCTTGAGCCACGGAGGTATTCAACGGTGTCGCGTCTATATTCGCTCCTGTGGGCACGTTAGGGGCAGACGGCAGGGCATGGTAGTGATCGCTTCGCGCCCACGTATCCGCGCTTCCTGAAGCGGCAGACTGCCCGAACGTGGAAGCCTGTCCCGTCAGGTTCGCCCCTGTCGGTATAGCAGGTTTGTCTAAGAGATCGTTCCAACTTACGTCACCCGCAGCCGCCCCGATCTCCTTCCAAGTTCCCGTTGCGGTGGTTCTATACCACGCTCGGTTAGTACCACCCTGCTCAAAGAATATCTGCTGTCTGTTAGCCGCGATCTGTTCCACGTCCGAGGCTAATACAAGCAGGGAGCCTCTTATGGCCGCTCCCGTTGGGGTGTTGGCTCCCGTCCAGTTGTTTGAATATTGCCCTGCGGTCAATGTTTGATTCGGGTCTTGCAATGCCGTAGACGTTCCTGAATTGAACCCGCCCCAAAAACTCAGAGATGTCCATGCAGACCATCCTGCCGAGTTGGAACTCCCCGCCACCCCGTAAGAACGGTAGTAAAGAATCACGGTGGAGTTTGAGGCATACCGAGCGAGTTGGATACAACCGCCGGGGGCGGCAGGGGCATTGCTACCTGTCGCTCCTCCGTCCGTCCCGCCTATTACGAAGAGCGTCCAATCTCCCGTCCCTGCCGTATAATACGGAGGTGAGTTCGCTACGTCTGATGCGTTTGCGGAGGCCTGTTTGAGGTAGAAACCTGACGTTGTGTGGGTGTTCCAATCAGCCGTCCTGTCGAGCCTGGCGCGAGGTTGGATGCCGCTACCGCTGTTAGCAAGGGCTTCTTGTAACCCGTTGACGGACATCTCTCCTGAACCGTCAACCCCGATTTTGAGGTTCTCGGAAGAGCCTTTGACAACGCCCAATGAGTTATTGGTGGCTTGGGCTACCTGATAATATCCAACGTCTATCCATTCGCTTTCCCCGTCCCAAACCCAATCGTCCGAGTCATTATCGATCAGGCAATAGCCCTTTACTAACGGGTATCTCCCAAGCTCATGCGCTCTTGCTGTCAGGGCTGACTGTGTGACTGCGGTGTTGGGCAGATTGATTTTACCTATAAAGATTATCGCCCCAAACAGCGTATCAATTTGAGCTTGCAGTTCAGCATCGGCTTCACCACGCGCTACGGCTTCCTCTTCTATTCTATTTTGCAGATCAGTATCATCGTACACGGTATCTGTCGCGCTTATCGTCCGTCCGTCAGTACCGATCTGTATGTTCTCTCCCGCTACTAAGGCATCCTGTTTTCCGTTCCACGCTTGGCGTTCTTCATCCGAGATATGGATTTCTAAATTTTCGATATGGTTTGCCAACTCACCGTTTAAGGCGGCCATAACATCCATAATCAAAGCGTCATCATATTGTCTGATAAAATGGTACTCTCCATGTTCATCCCTTACAACAAGGGCTTTCGTATCAGAGGTGAAACCGAACTGACGGATTTCTAATTTGTTTCCGATAAAGTTGGCTTCTACATCCGTATCCCTCAGAACCTTTGCGTATAACGTACTCATCTCCCGATCCTTTCGTCAATTCTGTCATCTGCGTTTGATTCGATAATAATGGCTTCCGGCATCGCTACCATCTCATCTATCACGAAATTGTCTCGTACCTTTCGGCACGTTACGCTCTGCCTCAAACCGCCATCGTACTCTGTATCAACCCTCGTGACCGCATAGTATCCCTGCGTATCAATACCGTTCTTTTGATATTCAGGTAGCAACAGGATGTCTCCGATCCGCCTTGTTACATCACCGAACATCTGTATCTCGGCCATATACGGCGTTTTACTAAAGGCGGTCAACACCCGTGTAGCGATATCCTGAGCTTGTTTTAAAGTTTGTATAAGATTGTTGTCTTTATATTCAAACGCTATCTTCCCGAACTCCAAAATAGAAGCGTCAGATTGCACGGTAAAGAATTTAGGCTCTTCCTCTGCCTCGACAGGCTTCCCCGACTCATTATCGATCTTGTATTCCGTATAGGTTACGGTAACGATATTCACAACGTCAGACCGTTTCGCTGATGTGTTTTTGTCTATGAAATCGTCTCGCGTAACGGTCTCCGCTTGTCCCTCGTCCACGGCTACGGAGATAAACTGCTCCAACGGTTTTATCCTTAGTATATCCGCGCACCTCGTGTTTCCACGTTGGGCGGCTCGATCCTTCTCCTCGGCTGTCGGGCTGTCCATATAAGCAAAAGCGCAGGCCGCCTGAGCGATGATTTTTATGACATCAAAGTAGGATTGTGATTTGAAGAACGCTATTGGAACGGTTACTCTTTTCAGGCTCTCATCCAATTGGAACTCCAAATCGGACATATACGAATTCCGCAAATCGGTCAAGACTTCTGTAGCCACCGTATATAGGGTCTTGTTTTTCCAATACGTGGTCTCACCGTCAGCGTCCTGATTGCTGATATTACCTAAGCCGTTGTATTGAACGTCCTGTAGCAATCCGAGCCTGTCCAAAGCCGATGTGGAGGCTGATGTCCCTTGATCAGCGATATTCCAATCACGTGAAAAATAGACACCCTTCGGTATCACCTCGTTTCCAAACCCGATAAACGGCTCGATCCGCCTATTGGTACGCGCCGAGTTGCTGAGTATGGAGTCAGTGTTGCCAAAGAAATATTTGTCCTCCAAGTTCTGCAAAGTCAAACTCAACTCGTTGGCTGATATATTTCCGATGGGCAGTGTTCCGAGACTGCCGTCCGTCTCTTCCAATACGGACAGCGTCACTATATCGCCCGAATCGTAAGCGTTTGTGAAATTGGAGAGGAACGCCACGATCTTCAGGAAAGCCCCTCTGTGACTCCACCGCCTGATAATCAAATCTATTTGGCTCACGTCTTTTATTGTCGGATGTACCGTGCCCACGTAATTTACAAAAGTATTGCCCCGTATCTCCTCCGTGCGGGTCTGACCCGCCCCGTGCGTCAGGATCAGGTCAAAATCAACAGGGTATTCCTCATTCAAATATCCCTTTAGTTCGTATCCCGAAAAGGGAATCGGATAAAACTGAATCCTGATGTGGGGCGGTGTCGAAAAATATCCGTTCGCGTCACTTATGTTTTGACCGTCTCCCCACCATCCCACCAAAAAACTGCCTATATACGGTGTCCCTGCCGCTACGTTTGGCATCGCACATATATTGTCGAGACGGGCTGTGGATTCGGATGGGTCTGCGGTCTCGCAAAAAGCCCACGGTCTTTGATCGCCACGCCCAGTCACAATCTGATCCGCGATATGAACTCTATTCAAGTCTGTAACAGGTGTGATAATCGTGTTCTCGGCAGACGTGTCGCTCCACGCAATATTAACCTTAGCCGTGGGCTTCCGCACGGTCTGCTTGGACGCATTTTTCAGTGTTTCTATGCTCATTTTATATCTCAACAAACTCGACCGTAACACCCTGCCAAAGCCCACGCGCCCCGCGTTGGCGGCTGAACGGACGCATCAAAACGCTATATCGAAAGGTACGATCAGTTCCGTTCTTGTCTTTCCGTACCGTTTCCAGTGTCAAAACCTCGTCTGCGTGTTCTTTAAACAGCTCTTCGTATTGTTCTAAGCCTTTGGTATCTATAGCCTCATACGACAATGTGAACGTTTTCTTCTCGGCTATTATGTCTCTCCGTAACTTCCCCGAAGCGGCTCGGTCTTCACGTGTTATTAACTCGGAGGCTTCCGTATAAGACCGCCCGAAGGGTGTCAGGTCATACCTAACGCCGCCGTCCGTAATTACCGTAATTCTGTTAGGCTCGGCCATATTGCTACACTCCCGTTCTTCTATCTTCAGATATAATTACCTCTCTGATCTTCCGTCCCAACTGCTTGATCCCGTGTTCATCAGCGATCATTGTGCCTACGTGGATATCCACCTGATAAGAATAAGTGTCCCCGCCGCCACGGGAGTCTAATCTGTCGGCAAGCATATCCACACCACGGTCAAGAGGCATTACAAGCTCGTCTTGATTCCTCTCGCCGATCTGTGCGTTTATCCCCGCAGGGCTGCCCTTAATCAATCCTCCATCGTAAAAAGGTTCAGGCTCGGACGCGACTACGGCTATTTGGGCGGCACCTAACGCGCCTATCGCAATCCCCATTATGCCGCCTACAATAAATCCGAAATCTTTAATCGCTTTCATTATACCTGCGGCTGTGTCCGTGATGATGCTGAAAATGCTGATCGCCTTCTGCCGTTTGGCTTGTTCCTTTTGAAGTTCTAATTTCTTTGCGTTCTGCTCTTCGTCTAATGCCTCCAACTGCGCGTTCTTCTCTTCCTCTGTAATAATATTGTTCTTAGCGGCTTCTTCTATCCTCTTCTTTTCGCCCTGATAGTGTTTATCAAGTTCCATCTCTCGGTTCTTTTGAGCCTGAGAATAAATCGCGCTTATTTTGTTGACGAAAGAGCCGATGGTAGACGTTATAGTACCCATCCACCTCTCCACTAAACCGACCCTTCTGCTGTTCTCCTCAGCGATCTTGTTGGTGAGGTCTTTTTCTATTCTGTACTCTTCGTCAGCCGTCTCCTTAGTAATCCTCAGCCTTTCCAATGCGTAATATTCGTGTATTGGAGCGACATCCGTTTTTTCTTTTTCGGCGGCTTCGAGAGCGGCTCTGTATTCCATATCCATCAGCTCAATCTGTTGGGCTGACATCTTTTTTCTAATATCAAGTTTCTCTTGGGCATAACGCTGATGAATAGCCGCCTGAGACTGTAAGGAGTTCTTTGTAATCTCCAACTCGCCCTTGTACTGCTCTTCCACATCTGACAGTTGGCTTCCCGTGGCTTCCAAACGCTTAGACGCTAATTTAGTGTAATTCTGTTCGTTTATCTCCGCTATTTTCTTCTGCTGTTCTACTATTTTGTCTGTGGCTTCCTTAGCGATCTTCACGCTCTCCGCTTCGTAATATTGCCGTATGGTAGCGATCTGTTCTGCTGAGGCTTTCAGCTTAACGGCTTTCTGAACTTCCAACTCCTCTTCGTGGCGGTTCAACTGCTCTGCGTCCATCCCCATCTTTTTGTACTTCTCGGAATGATCGTTTACAAGAGCTTCAAGCTCTGCGATCCTCCTCTTATTCGCCTCAGCCGCGTCCTTCGCTCTCTGCTTGGCGAGTTTAGCCTCTTCCTCTGCTTTCTGTTTGGCTTGGGCTACTTGGTATTCCGTCAGCCTCTTCTCCTCTGCGGATACCTCTTTGATACCTCTCAATTTGTTACGGGTAGACTCGATCTCCTCTTCTGTCAGTTTCCGTCCACGTTGCAGTTCGCTATTATAGTTCTTTGCGGCAAGGACGGCATCCTCGTGTTTGAGCTTCAGTTCTTCTAACTTTTTAGGATCGAAAGCCTTATCACCTGCGTCCCGTAACTTTTCGTATTCAGTGACGGCGTTCTTTGCCTCTCGCGCTACCCCCACCAATCCCTGCATGGTTTTGACCTCAGCGTTACTCTTCTCGGCTTCCTCTTTCAACTTTTTAAGGGTAGAAAACTCGCGGTAAACGGTGGTCACTGCCCAAGTTACGGAAGCGAGAGCCGCGAGAGGCAATGCGACTCCCGTGGCCAATCCCATCAGAGCCGCTCCGAGACCCGTAGCTCCCGCCGAAGCCGCTCCCATCGAAACCGCGAGACTCGCCAAGACGGGGATCGCCTTCGAGACCGTACCCGCCACAGCCCCTACTCCCATCGTTAGGGGGCCGAGAGCCGAGACTATACCGCCTAACCCCAAAGTAACTGTTTGCAACTCGGAAGGCAATGCCGAGAATGCTTTGGCAAGGCCTCCGACTGCGTCTGCGGCTGTTTTGAGAGCAGGGATTAGGGTGGATTGCAACAACGGAATAAAGGTCTCGTTCAGCACGGGAATGACTTTAGAACCTATCTCCCTGCCTATCGCGCCTACCTGTTCTTTGAGTTTTTCTATCCCGATACGGAAGTCATCCGCAGATTTTATAGCATCCTCCGACATTACCAAGCCCATATCGTGAGCTTCCTGACGTAGTCTACCCATCTCTCCCGAATTCATAGAAAGTACACTTGACAATTCTCTGCTTTTTTTACCGAAAATCTCTGTCGCAATCGTATTACGAGTTGTTATATTGTCAATGCCCTGAAGTTTTGATATAATCTCAGGGAACAACTCGTTCATATCGCGGTACGAGCCATCCGTGTTAGTTACGTTCACGCCGAGATCGGATAATGCCTTAGACGCATCTCCAGTCCCCTTTGCGAGATCGGGCAGTTTATTCTGCAAAGCAATGACAGCTCCGTGCAATCCATCTGCGTTTCCACCTGCGGTTTTGGCAATATGTGCAAGCTCTTGGAGGCTATCAGTTGTCAGCCCTGTTTCTTGTTGTAACGTCAGTAGATCACCCGCATATTTCCCCGTTGAGACCGCCAATGCCCCAATAGCCGCCGTAGCCACCGTCAGCGGGGCGGTGAGGTTTTTCGTCAGGAAAGACCCTGCCTTATTTAAACTGTTTCCGAGTTGGCCTATTTGCTTTGACAGTTTCTTGACAGAGCCTTCCAACCCGTCAACTTCTTTAAGGGCTGTGGATATGCCCTGCATCGATATACGACCGATTAAACTGAATGCGGTGGCTCCTGCCATATCACACCAATCCCTTTAATTTCAACTGCTCAGTGATTTTGTCTGCCTTGTCGTACAATGCCTTAGTGTCGATCTTCCCCGTGTCTGTGACCCGCTTTTCAATGACACCCCATTTTTCTAAAAACTTCCCGAACGTACTGCCCGCATCAGCCCCTAACAGCCATGCCGTATGCGCGGCGTTTATACGCGACAATTCATTATGCCGTCTCTCTTCATCTGCGTAAGCATTGCTCATCAATAAGAAGTCTTTATACTCTAAGGAAGCCAACTCTCGCGGGGTCAGCTTCCAATTCACCATTACACTATTTACGGCTGTTTTATAATACTCTACGAACTCTCTTTGCCTTTGAACAGCGCAAAGGCACGTTTGAAAAAAGAAACGCTCTCCTTACGGTTAGAAATCTCTTCTATCACTTCTAAGACCGTCTCCGGCGGCTTCGCCATAAATTCATCAACGGACAACTCAGAAAGGGACGCTAACCACGCTATAAGTTTGTCTTTGCATCCCGAATAGGCTTTTTGAAGCACCAAAAGCACGAGTTCAATTCCGCGATCCTCCGCTTCCTCTTCGCTCATATTGCCGTTGCCTGACCTAAGCAAAGTACGCAGAGACTCGCCCGAAGCCCCTGCTATATTGGATAAAAAATCGACAACCGTAAACACGTCTTCAACTCTGTACTGTCTCATTGGATGGTCTCCTTTAAACTACGGGTAATTTTTCGGGATATAATATAAACCACGGCTCGGTGTCGGGGTCTTGCGGATCGACCGTCCCTGTGAACGTCACAGCCAAAACGCTCTCGTCCCCGTCGGCGAAGCTCAATTCTAAGTTTCCACCGCTTATGGTGTTCTTCAGGCCGCAGACGATTGGCGCTTTCAGATTCGAGACCTCTGCCACAATCGCGACATCAAAATAAGTGAGAGTAGGAATCGTCTGTTCTAACTTCCGTTTGATTTCATAATAGTTTTCACCCGTCACGGCAGTTCCTGTCTCATCTTTAGCGGCTGTGCCCGTTCCGTAAGTAGCTCCGGGGATCGCCATCGCTAAAATCTCCTTGCTGACCTCAATCAGGTTCACCGTCAACTCGGCAGTGACTCCGAGAAAACGCGCCCCTCCTCTCACGATTCCTGTCAAACCATCGAAAGGCATATCGCGCCTTTCACCCGTTACCGAAAAAGACGACCCGCCACGTGTCGCTCCAAGTTTCATCTGCGGCTTCTGTGCGCTTGTCGATCCGTAGTTCAGGTACACGACACCTGCGTCCATGATCACCCGTTCCATTGTTTTCGGATTTAAACCCGTTTTCCGAGCCATGATTAATTCTCCTTGCTAAATTTGTTTATATTATTTCCGTCACATCCGCGTCCGTCAAATTGCATTAATATCCTCGACAGCGTTGACTCTGTTTCCCTAATCAGGACGCGGCTTCTAAAAAAGAGCCTGACGCTACTGTAGCCGTCTCCGTCTAATAAACTCTGATGTAATAGTTTACGTATTATCTCCGATACATCCCTCTGCGGCTTCTTATCCTCCGAAAAGTCATAGATGTTTATACTAATGCCGAATATCGCAATAGCCCCTGAATCGTCTAATTCGTCTTCTGCGGTTATGACGATGTATGGGCAAGCTGTGCCTTCGGGGGCTGAGGAGATGAACAGATTACCGTTGGCATAGGTTTTTATGGCTTCGTTTTCTAACAGCCTGTCAATAATAAGGCTCTCTATCATCTATGTTCTGCTCTCGGATAGAATCTTTATAACTTCCGTTTTGGTGTGTTCAAATGCGGGCTTGAGGAACGGATGCGGACGGCGTTCCCCGACCTTCCTACCGCCCCTGACAACGTCCCCACCGAATTCCACAAGGGCGGCATGGTGGGCGGGAGCTTTGAATCCGACAATAGAAGAATACCGTTGATTTTTCTTTGCAACACCCTTTAATAAGTTTCCCGTAATTTTCTTAGGCACGTCTCCTGTCGGGCTGTTCAGCATCCCTTTCACTTCATTCACCACCGCCTGAGCCGCCTTGTCTCGGAGAGCTTTGTCGGCTTTCAGGATATCCCGCTCCACCTCTTTCATATACGACTTAAAGACAGCGTTTATACTATTCATTGTTTTAATCCCATATTTCAAAGCCATAATCACCTGCGTTGGCTTTATTTTGTTTCATTTCTACATAAGAACGAGCCTGACCGTTAGTCTTTACCGCTAAAATTTCATGTAACAAAGAAGGATATTTCCACCCGTAACCCATCCACCCAACAATAAATTCAATCGGCCCCTTAAAGTACAATGTACCGCCACCTGCCCAACCCGAATCGTCCATACCTTGTATTGAATTTATTTCACCACGTTGTAAATTAGAATTAGTGTATATTACTCTCACCAATCTCGGCAATGGCGGTGAACTTGTTCCTATATCGTGTAATACTTGTAGTACCGTGTTCATCCCTACATCTGTTAAGGTTGTTACTAAAGGGAATTGTGCGCCCTCGTATACAGAATATTTTAATCCCCACCCTAAATTAGGCGTCTCCCACGGTGGATTATGAAACGTAAATATATTAGGGTCTTCACCTACTACTATTATTTGACTGTCTCCATGATTACAATTACAATTTGAGTTGCAACCCTCTTCAGGTTTAGGTTCAGGCTCAGGATCGGGCTTAGGTAATGTAACTGGTGAAACGGTGTTTTGGGGTCTGATTTCCTCTGTAATTATAACCTTATCCCTGTCATTTTCGTCTACCTGCTTAATCGTAAGTATTTCAAAAACTCTGTCTTTACCAAACTTTATCTTGTCTTTTTCTTGAACGTCTGTTCTGCCGTCTACTGTAATACTGTGGGTAGCCCTAACGTTCATAGTCTCGTATTGGATTCTAAGGGTCTCGGAAAGCGGGTAAACAGAAGCCCAAAACGTCCCGATCTCCGTCTCTACGTCTTTCACGAAACCGCGCTCGTTTGTCCTTACAGTTCTGATGACGGCGATCCTATGCCTACGGGCTGTTGACCGTGACTTAAAATCCTTAGACAGGAACTTCATTTTCTATGTATCCAAGTTCAGATAAAGTCACAGCCCGTTCAGCCGACAGCAGAATAGAACTGCCGATACGGTATTCTTTGCCATCGTCCTTGTTGACGAAGTCTTTTATAACTGCGTATTCTTGCACGTCTTCTTTTGGCTTCTTCATCTCTTCCTCTATACCCATAACCTATACGGGTGGATAAGGTCATAAAAGGCTTTCGGTATTTCCGTCTCAGCCGCACGATTTTCATAACCCCAACTTACATAGAGTAGAATAGCATCTATCAGAGGGGCGGGTATCTTTCCTTTGCCGTATCCAGCCACATACTCTACCCGCAGACTGCCGCCGCCTAAGCCTCCGATATTGATTCTTGACGGGAGGCCTTCTAATACTTTGGGGGTCGGGTCAATATAGATACCGTTGGCAAGGACGTTCTTGATCTTCATCACTGGGCTACGTGGAAGGGTAACAACAGACGGGGCGTTCTCATCGTAATTCAACACCCAAGTTTGCGGTAACAAAGCCCGTTGGGTGAAATCCTCGACACGCTCTCTACCTGCCCGAATACGGGCTAAAAACCACTCGTCTTCGACCCCTGCGTTGGCGTGGCATTGAGTAAAAGCCTGTTGAAGCGTCACAGGCTCATAGGTTGAGGATTTTGAACGCATCAGGAAATAACTCATTAGGAATTGCCCTTCTGTTTCTGATTCTTAGAGTCAGCGTTTTCCGTACCGAGCTTCTTCTCAGCCGTCTCCACCTTTTTAGGAAGCAGAGATTCTAATATAGGGGTGATGATCCTTGCCATGATCAGCTGTTTGGCCGCTTCTAAGGCAATCTCAATAACCGCTCCCTGCAATCTCCACGTCCCCCCGTCATCCCTGAAGGTACGGTTAACTTTAAACTTTGCCATTTTGTTTACCTTTTGTTGTGGCAGGGGCTTTGAACCCCTGCCGTTTATAAATAGTTTGTGTTCTTATACTAAGGTCACAAATGGGCTACGTGCCACGCCGTCTTCACCATTTATCGGTGAGGTCAGCCACGGCTTGGCATCACAGTTCCAACTGAAGTACATTCTTGTCATACCGTTGATCGCACGGGTGTAAGGATCAAGGAATAGGTTCATACCGCTACCGTCCCTGATAATGTACTTGGAGAGGTCAGCAAGTACCAAATCACCCGCATTGCCCACGACAGGAACACGCTCCGAGAAGAGGATCGGCAGACCGTGAAGCGTATTCGGTGTCCCCGTTACGGCTGACCATTGCCATATCAAATTCCCTGCGCTGTCCTTGATTGCGGTCAACTGAGGCAAAGATGTCTTTGAGGCAATAAACACGTAGTCACTGCCCGAAGACTCCGTAGCCGTAGCCACCATTTGAACCACATCGTCATAGGATATCTTCCCCGATGTCTGCCTTGTAACAGTAGCGTTACATGGGTGATTAATGAAGCCCGTAGGCTGTAACACCCCGCTACCGCTAAGGAACGCTTTCTCTTCTTTGGCAATACCTGCGAGACGCATCTGCGTCTCCGCAAACTGCCCTGCCGCGCTGCTGTTATCGAGAAGCTGTTTAGAAATATCTATGAACCCTATTAAAGGCTGTGGCGTGAACTCTATTTCATTCAGCCTAATATCTCCCGCAACCTGTCGAGTTTGCGTCTCTCCGCTCCAATTTAGGGTCACACCGCCATACACGCCGTTCTCCCCGCCCTGATCGAAAACGTTAATCTTAAAGGTAGCGTCAGGGGAGTTTCCACCCGCAATGACTGTGGCTCTCGGTCTCACAATGGCTTCGGAAGGTTTGACCGCACGAATAACAGAATCAAACTCAGGCGGCACGAAGTACCCTGCCTGATTCGGAACGCCCATTACCGTGTCCCTGCTGCTGAAACGAGGAGCGGACGGGTCATTTATGAAGCGGCAAATAAACTCCCCGAAAGACTTGGCTCGTTCCTGTGTCGCTACGGGATCGGCTCGGAGAGCGAGATCGGCTTCCTGTTTGGCAAGGTACTCTTGGCGGCTGATAGATTCGTCTATACTCTCTACCTTCGACCTTAACTCGTTGAACTTCGCCTTTTCGTCTGCCGTAATCGCATTGTCATTACGGCTGTCCACCGTAGCCTGAATCGACTTCATCTCGGCAATAACAGCCGCTCTGTCCCGCTTCAATTTTTCTACGTTCATTTTACATCTCCTTAAAAAGTTATTTGTGTTAATTGTCTTGTATCTCTAACAAACTGATGAGGTTGTGTCTGTACTCATTTTCTTTATCCCGTATTGCTTTCAATTCCTTTACATCTTTATCAAGTATGCGCTCTTTGGCTTCTTGTAATAACGAATCTTTATCCCGTAAAGATACCTGCGTTTGGACGTATGCGGGATTCGTTACAGCTCCGACCTCGTATAATGTCGCTTCCATTATGGTTCTATGATAATTATTATCTTTATCTATTTCGACAGTATCTTTATCCACCGTGAAGGTAAAACTTGCCCCTTTTACATTACCGCGAGTCAGGTTAGTTATGAGGTCTTCACCGTATGAAGTTGGAGGTATGGGTGCGGAAAACCACAGACCATCGCCCATATCCGATATAACTAAGGGCGGTGTAGAGGTGGTGGTGGCTATGACTTGTGATGGATCGTGATTGAAGAAGCTCTTGATTTCGGGCTTTTTAGAGAGGCAGTCTTTAAATGCGTTCCGATCTATCTTTTCGTAGTAGCCGTCCCAAAGCTGCTCTTCACGATCATAAATCACCCCAATCCCGTCCACATACTTCTGTTCTGATGTCTCAGCGTCTTTCCTAAGTTCAATGCCGTCAGTGTGAAACGCCCTGACCTCTTTTTTATTCATTTGCTTTTGTCCTTTCCGTTACCGTGAACAGCCTTCTCTAAATTTTGGTAGTTTAATGGGACGAGCCTTGCATCCCCCCAATCGCCATCGAGAGGATTCCGCTCTTCCATTGCCCGTATTTCGTTTATAGAATAAAGACCGAGACCCGCCCCTGTCTTGTAACTTTCCATGCGTTCTTTTGTATTGCCCCTGAGCAGACCGTCCATTACAAATTTTCCGTACAGTGAATCGTCATCTACCGAGATCAGTTTTTTATTGATCTCCTCCTCCCACCGCTTAACGTGCTTCATCATAACGTGTTCTATGAAAAGCTGATTCATCTCTGCGAGGCCTGTGCCCCAACTCGTAGCCTTCTCCATCTCCGCTAAGAGGTGAAGCGGGACGTTATATATACGGGCTATTTCTGATATATCAAAGCGTCTTGTTTCTAAGTATTGGGCTTCTTGTGGGGGAACGCCCACGCGCTCGAAACGCTCGGAGTCTTGCAGAATCATGAGGCTGTGGCTCTTGCCCAACCCCACGTAGTTTTTGAACCTATCCACGAGAGACTTTTGTGAAGTCTCGTCCAAGTCTCCCCGCGTCCCGCTGATTATTCCCGCAGGATTTATCCCTGATCCGAAGACTGCCGCTCCGTAATCCCTGACCGCCAGTGCCGCCCCGAAGGTCTCGCGATGAACCTGCACGGGAGAGTACCAACCACCGTCTGTTTTTGGGAATAGCCGGAAGATCAACAGCTGATGTGATTGTAAAACTACGGGGCTACCTCTATCCCTCACCACCTTGTAACCTGTTAGTTTACCATCCAAATTGACTGGCGTGACGTTAGACGGATGTATTGGGTGTAGGGAAATCGGCAAGCCCCGTTTATCAAACTCTATTTCTGAAATCCCCGCCCCGTATAACAGCTGATTGGACATCATCAGGAACTTAAAATCAAACGCCGTCATGTACGGATTGGGGTCACGTTGCAGGAGCCTTTGGCAGGGGTGATCCGCTTGCAAAACCTTTCCGTCCTTGCCGTTTCTGTAGACTTTGAACGGGAAGATGCCCATCGTGGAGCTTATTCGGTCAAGAACAGACCAGACGGCTGAAAGGGACAGGGTACGATCCTCGTTTACGAAGACCCCTGCACGGGTAGCCGAGCCGCCCAAAAGGAACTCAGGAATTTGACTCGGTACGGATCGCTTTTCGGTCTTCTTTGCCGTTGTCATGCTGAAGATACCCATAAGTTACCCCTGCCTCCATGTGCCCAATACCGTCAGCGCGACCCCCGTACTTATCAGAATCCACGGGAGACCCAACTGTACAGAGCCGAAGGTGATCAGGATCGCCCCTGCCGTAAGGAGGAGCAGGTCAAGGTATTTGGCAAGTTTCATCTTCTTTTCTACCTCTCCCCGCCCATTGCGGTCTTGGTGGGTCAACGGGCGGGACGGTCAATTGTGTTAAGTTAGCAGGTTACTATCAATCTGCCTATCTGTGATGCCACCTTTTTGGGCGCGTGAGGCCGCTGATCGGCTTGGAAGCCCGATGCTGCTCAGGTTTTCGACCGCCTACCCCTCTGTCCGTTGCTGTCCCGTTATGTCAAGGTTCATATACTATATAATATAACATCTCAAAGCCCGTCAATCAATACCCATACCAAAACCCGAAGCCTTGATAAGTACACGTAGTAATATAAACAAAAAAATGCGTCAATCAAGTCTAAGACTGCTCCCATCGTCCGTGTTTCGGTCAAAAACCCTCTCTATGACACCAAAAACGCTGTTCGATATGCAATGTTTTTGTGAAAAAAACAAGACACTTCTTGACTAACTTCCAATAATTATATCTAATAGGGAAACTTTTTTCAAGATTTTGAAGATTTTGCTTGCTTTTTTGAATGGCAAATATTATATTAGTGTACATGACGATGGGGAATTGCGCCCACGTTATAGTATTGAATGTAGAATTTTTTTAAGATTACTATTGACTTTTGCTGTGGCATATATTATATTAGTATAAATGAGGTAAGGACGTCATGAACCCGCTTACCTTTTTATATAGTATTGAATGTAGACTTTTGTTGTGGCATTATATTTAGTATACATGAGGTACGGATGTCATGAATCCGTTTACCTTTCTTCGGCCTATTTTTTATCTATCCAAAAGGCCGATACACCGAGGTTCCGTTTATATTAGGAGCCTCACTTCTACGAAAGTCCGCCATAGGCTACGGCCACCAAAAGCGGACACCTGTATTTATAATACCATAATACCGCATACACTTCGTATGCGTCACGCCCAAAATGCGCCTAAACGCCGTTTGTTTAGACGTATATATGAAGGCTTATATTAACGTTATAAGTAGGAGGCTCTATATGGGCTTGCCCAAAACGCGTCTAAACGCTGTTTGTTTAGACGCACATTCGGAACCTTTTTATAGGAGGTGTATATGGCTAAATATAAGGTAAAAGAGAGGCTGAATCTGCAATATACTAATTGGGATCAAATTTTAGCAACTGCCGATGTGTTATTAGGTGAAAAGATAAAGTGTTATGATTACCATAAGATGGTGGATTTTATAGAACTTTGTGAGATTGCGGCTGAACTAAGATATCGTAGAGAGTTGCGGGACAAGGTAATAGAGGAGTATCTATGCGAGGTCGCTAAAGAAGGCTTCCCCTGCAAAAGAAAGGAGGACATAGGCAAAAAGATCGGAAAGCTTGATTGATGGTGGTTGGCAGGATTTTGTAAAAAGGTGTAAAAAGTTTCAAAAATTTTAGTTGTTGTAACACTAAACAAATCAGGCGCGGGCGGCTTCGGATTTATGCCGAAGTTTATGGGGTCATATATACTGCTCCTTCCCTATTGCCCGTACCTGTTTATAACTCAAGGAGCAAAGAAAGGATGTTACCATGAGTACGAAGAGCGTAGTAAAAGGTAGGTCTGCCGTAGAGAAAGCCATTCCTGAAGATGTAGAAGGTCTTGATCTGACGGATGTTTTGGGGGCTACGGCATGTTTGGGAGTTTGTTTGGATGCGTTTAAGAAAGGAGAGCTGTGCATTGATTGCTTTATGGATAGCCTGAAACTGGTTGATCGTGTTCTAAGAGATTGGGGTGTTTCGGTACTGCTTGAACAGGGGATGATATCAAAAAGGTCTCCGAGAGCTATATCGAAATTAATGGAACGCTTGATCGAGACTGATTGTAGGTTATATTATAACGGCAATCGTAAATGTGCATAAGTAAACGCGGATGATTGGGGCGGGATCGTGGATGCACGTCCATGATCCCCCGCCCTTTACTTTCTTGAGCGGAAAGATTTGGGGCGGGAACGGCTGATTTCTAAGTAGTTGGCGGTCAAAGATAGTTAAAAATACCGTTGTTTTAATATTCTTTATGATTTTTCCTGAAATTTTCAATCTGAAAACCGTATATATTATATGGGGTGTTTTTAATAACCAATAAAAAAGGAGTTTTAAAATGAGGAAGGTTAAAGATGTTTCAACTGTAGGCTCTGCCTTTGGCGGAGATGTTTTGGAAAGATTCAACAGAAAAGATGAGGTCGTGGACGTTTTTTATAGAAATATATGGAAAGATTTTAAAACCACACCCACCTTCTCCATTGAAATGGAACTGTTTTTAAAAAAGTTTGCTGCTGAAGTGAAAATCTGTCTTGACGATATTGACCCAGCTGATAGGCGTGTGAGGCTATATGAACTGAGAACTTTTATTAGGAGATTATTCAACTGTTATTATGGACAAGTTGAACGTAGAGATGAAGAAACTATGTATTGTAGAGATTAATAAACTAAACTTAAAGGGCGGGATGTTTTTTAAACGGAGGCTCCCGCCCTTTTTTGAAAAATTAAACTGATTGGAGATTAAAATGAAATTTACGCGAACTATAAAAAACCGCCTAACTTCACCTAAATGGAGTTGGAAGCCGAAAGAGTTTGAGTTGGAGAGTATATGTATGCCTAACATTACTAAAGAAGAACGTCCAATGATTATCTGGAGTCAGAATTATCCTGATTTCTCGGATACTATGTGCTTCGATTATGACAACTTGAAGCCTTCTGAGTTTATGGTTAATTTACTATATTTAACTAAATTGGATCAGGATTCTATCTATAAGTGTGTCATGGCGGTGATGGAGAGTTCTTCAGGAAACACTCATGTTTTGGTCAAAGTTGATAATAAAAAACTGCGTCCAAGTAACTACAAGAAAATTTATAAATCTATAGCGGAAGAGTTAGGCTCAAATTTTGATCAAAAGTGTTCTGATCTGTTCAGAGGTTTTTTCGCTCCTAATAGGATAGTTTACACTAACTTTAGTTGTGTAAGTTATGCCTATAATCCTAAATACCACCCTTTAAAACAACCTTCTCAGGGGGTAATAACTGATAATGTAGTATCATTTGATAATTCTAATTCAGAGATCGGAGAGTTCGTAAAAGGGAACCGGAATCACTTTATTTTTAGAACCCTCCTGAAAATGGTCAAAGACAGGGGAGATGTCGGTCATTGGATGGAGGAGTTTGCGTATGGATATGCAGAAGAAGACTTCCCAAAAGAAGAGATCGACAAAATCATTGAGTACCTCAGAAGAACAAATAGAAAATTTAAAAGGATCAGATTTTTATCCCAACACCAAAAAAACAAATATGAAAGGAACTTTGGAGAGTATAGGCAGTTAAGGATAGAGGGTAAAAATCACCAAGAGGCTTTTACATCACTCGCCTTAAATCTGTCGATACCCACGACAAATAGGTATCGTGCGCGATACAATAAAGAATTTGGAATCAATGAAAGGCGTGGCGGTAAAATAGGCAGGGCTTGGAAACGTAAGAAAATCGTAGATAATAATAACACTATTACAAAGGAGGCAGTATGATGTCAGGCGGATGCACGGATACGATACGTGAGGAACGAGCGAGACAGAAAGGTGGGGACGGATGTATCAAATCCTCGCTCTTAACCGAGTTGTATATTGAAATAGTTCAGGTACAAAAGGATGTGAGGGAGTTAAAGAGTATCTTAAATACAATAACAGAAAAAGGAGGGATCAATCATGGGCAGATGTGTTGATGGAAACAGCAGGATCGGAGAGACTAATACAACGAGCTTCGGTTTAACCGTTAGAATAGCCTCGTATGAGAATGCCAAAAACATGACTGTAGAATTTGTAGACGTGGGCATCAGTAAAGAAAAGGTAACATATAATAACTTTAGGAAAGGACAGATCAAGTGTCCGATGGTTTTTAAAACAGAGGGAAGTGTGACCGAATGCGTGAACCCTAACCTCAATTTTCATTTCACAATCGACAGTGAGGACGTGTCAAAAGTAGATGGAGTCTTGTGGAGCCAAACTACCACGGGATATGCCTACAATGATAAAAGAGGGAAGTTGCATAAGGTCATAATGCCGTCTTTGGAGCAGAAGGAAGACATTGACCATATCAACGGAATAAAGACCGACAATAGAAAAGAAAACCTAAGACCTTGTACTCACGCTCAAAATTCTATGAATAAACATGGTAACAGAAGAAATAAAAGCGGATATAAAGGAGTTCATTGGGACAGAGACCATAAGAAATGGAGAGCAAGCATTGGCTATAAGCGTAAATGTATCAAATTAGGATATTATAAGGACGCTAAAGATGCCGCGAGAGCGTACAATGACAAAGCAAAAGAACTTTTTGGCGAGTTCGCTCACTTAAATCAAATTGAGGGTGATCTATGAGCCGTTACTATATAGAATACCCGATCCCTATACGTTGTGGTCTCAAATGCCGTTACTGTTTCCACGCTGAAAAATGGGAGTTAGAAGCGGCGGGGAAGGCTGACTCTAAGTATGCTGAGGTTTGTCCGTTCACCCCACAACAATACGTGGCTTGGCGTAACAAATACTTATCTGACGGCACGGAGTTCCTCTGTGAACTTCATGGCGGGGAGATCAGTTACAGTAGTAATCAAAACATAGTATTGGACGTAATTGATACGCTCGACAAAGAACTCTTTCAACTACAGACGAATGGGACGGGTGACTCTGATTTCTACCGTGAACTGATTCTACGGAAAGATAAGATCAATAGAATTGGCTTCACCTACCATCGGCAGATGCTGACGGACGTTACTCTGATAGAACGGTTTGTAGACAACGTCACGATTGTACATGAGAGCGGAATCAAAACCTACGTGAAGGAACTTTTATTTCCTGATCAAAAAGACACAATCCTGAAGCATAAGCGGTATTGGGAAGAGCGTGGTGTCGAGTTTAGGCTCCAAGATTTCAAAGGCTACCGTGGACGTGATTTTTCTACAATGATTACTTACACTGCTGAGGATTGGGCTTTGATCGATTCCGAATACCGTCACGAGAGTAATACGTGTTCTTGTCGTGACGGCTACAAACAGATACTGATACGTGGCTACGATATATTCGCAGGAGATGTCTTAGCCTGTTGGAACGACCCGACCGTGATCGGGAGCATTCCAAAGGATACCTATACCCCGTATCAGCAGGTCAATATTTTGCAGAACGGAGAGCGGGACGTAGCAGTTCAGAAAAAAGTTTATAGGGGCAGTTACCCGTATGATTTTTGGCATCCCAATATCGAGGCTGAGGGATTCAAAAATTTAGATAAAAATCAAATCACAGACGCAAAAAATAAGGAGGTCATTATGCTTGCACGGTATCAAGAAATGTCAGACGCGCTGACCCAAAATCAACAGAATATAAACGCTGAGGTTCTGCAGGTCAGGCATCTAATTCAGGGCGGCGAAGCCCGTCTCAGGGAGTTGGAAGCCGAGGGGATCAGGTTAGCGGGGAAGGCGGAGATGCTAAACGAGGTCATTTCTATGAACCGCCAAGAGACCGCCGACCCCGTGGCGGTGGAGGCTGTCAGGGCGGTTCGCCCTGCCTCCGCAGAATGCCGCCCAAATACCGCCCACGTTGGCGAGGCATAGGCTGGTGGGGCTTTCCTACCACCTGCCATTTAGGAGGCTACGTGGGGCGGTTTTATGCGTTTTTGTGGGTATTTTTACCAAAAGTCAGGAACATTAATAAAAAGGAGGCCTAAATTGAGCCAAAATAGCCAAAATCCGCAGGTTGAGCAGTTACTTATAGACGGGCGAGACCTTGCCCGAATGATCGATATGCCGCCACGGTACGTGCAGGTCAATGCTTCCCGAATCTTGGGAAGCCAACGGATAGGCGGGAGATGGAAGTTCAACGCAGAAATAGTACGCAGGGCTATAGCGTCAGGAAAAAATATAGTTACCTAAAAACTTGACTTTAGACTTGGCATCTATCATATTCTTGTCGTGTGGAAAGCATACGGCAGGAGAGGAAGGAAGGCCGTATGAGCGTAAAAAAAACCGCCACGGGAGCGTGGAAAGTTGCAGTCAGTGTCCGTGTCAAAAACAAGCCTTATCCCGTGAAACGCAAAGCCACGGTTTGGGGCACGAAGTCTGAGGCGAAGTTGAAAGAGGCTGAATTGATTAAGACTCTTTTGGCTGAGGCTGAGACGGAGGGACAGGGACAGAGTTCTTTGAAAATTGGAACGGTAGCGACAAGCACATTGAAAGTCACTAACTTGAGAGAGGCGATTGACCTTTATCTTGAGAAGCTGAAGGGGACGGGTAAATTCTCCGCTGTGACCCAACGTAAGTATTCGTGGTTGGGTCGTGAATTGGGGCACATTCCAATCAAGGGAATAGGCGAGACGTTCAGAGCGTGGATCAAAGAGTATGCCAACACCCCTTCAGCCCGAAACGGAAAGCCCCGTACCCCTGCCACGGTCAACTTTGTCATTAACGTGGTCAAAGCGGTCTGTAACCACCTCGTTGACTTGGAGGTGTTGGACAAGAACCCAATCACGAAAGCCAAGTTCCCAACGTCTACTGTGAAGCCGAGGGAGGTGTACCTTAGCAAGGGAGAGAGGGAGAGGCTGTTTCAGGTGATCCGAAAGGAAAGGCCTTACCTTGAGCCGATTGTGAAGTTTATGTTGCAGGTGCCTTGCCGAGCGTTTTCGGAGTTGGTGGGCGCGAGGGTGTCTCAGTTGCGAGACAATAACACGGTGATCTTTATCCCGAAGTCTAAGAACGGAGACGCTCTTTACAAACCGATCCCGTCTGACATGGTAGACTACTTCGCCAACATACCTGACGGCTGTGAGTACCTCTTCTATCAGAAAGTTGGGGATGAGTACCGCCCCTTGTCGAACCTGCGTCACGCTTTTGAGGTGTGTCGAAAGTTGGCAAGACTCCCTAACCTGCGTATCCATGACCTTCGCCACGTAGCGGTTTCAGACCTCATAAAACGAGGCGTCCCCGTCCACGTTCTAATGAAGGTGGCAGGTTGGCACACAGACATGACTCGCGTCTACTTTAATATGTTTGCTAAGGAAGGCGCGGAATACGTTTTGAACTTTGAAAAGGAGATGATGAAGTTGGCGAGTTAGGCGGGGGACAAAAGGAACTACAATTCCCTAAAGTACCACAACTTTGATGCGGAAAAAGACAGAATTCTGCGTTTTAGTGATAGTAGAAATCTTGAAAAATGCCCGTAAATTCGCTATTTTTGCTGTTTTTGAGGGAATTTGAGGGGTAGGGCGAAAATGGTGGCAGGTAAGAAGCTGAAAGCAAAAAGCGGTTGGTATCAAAACGCTAACGGCACTGACGAATACGGGTTTTCGGGCTTGCCCGGCGGCTACCACTCCTCCAGCGGTTTCAAATATGTCGGCAACTACGGCTATTGGTGGACGGCCACGGCGACCGGTAGCAGCAGTAGCAGCGCCTACGACCGGTTCATGTATTACAACTACGACTACACGGGCGATGACAGCAGCGACAAGAGCTACGGGTTCTCGGTGCGTTGCGTCGCCGACCAATAACCGCAATTTTCGCCCCCCGCGCAACCCATTTTTCGCCGAAAATCCCCGGGGCCGCCCAAAACAAGGCGGCCCACCCCGTCATTTAAAGAGGATTTCAGTGTATTTTTCGCCGCGTTTGGGATGGACAGTACGCCCGCGCCGCCCTCCTTGACCGCAAGCCGTTCCAGCCGCTTGTTTTGCGGCGGGGGGATGTTGATGAATACCCCGGTCGAAGTCAATAATTTTGTACTTTACGCATTTTTTCAACGTCATGATGTCCGATACGGAGCATAATAATTACTATATTATTGGAGGGGTCGTACTCCCAAAATAGCCGGATGTCACGATTCACACGGGTTCTTTGTACATTCCTTTTTATACCTTTCACCCGTTTTGATTGGTAGCGCGGATTGTCCCGAATTACTTTTATTTTGGCAAAAACTAATTTTTTGTCCTATATAGATAATTTTTTTAGTTCTTTTCTGAATTGGTCTTTAAAAAAGATTTTATACCTCATTTAAATCGACTCCAAATTCTGCCGCAAGTTCTTCTAACGGTACGTATTTTAATTTACCCGCCCGATATTCTATTATTGCTTCCTCTGCTTCGGCCTCTAACTCCCTCAAAAAGTCTTCGGAATACTCCTCGTCCTCCTCGTCCTCATCGACGACAGTCTCGACTTTCTCGACGTTAATTTCTGCGGTAAGCAT